GCACTTCGTATCGAAAAGAATAAACTGTTTTTAGCGGATGCAAAAGCAAATGCAGAAGCCATGAAGTCAATGACTAATATGATGGATGCAAACTCTACGATTGGCCAGGCATACGGAGACTTAACACAAACGGCAGAAGATACATTTATAGGACTAAAAGCGGAAGAGATAAAACTTACTCAAGAGGTTAAAGCTGAAAACAAGAAACGAGCAGACGACAATAAAGCATACCAAAAAGAGCGTTTAGATGCACAACGTTTGATTCAAGACTTAACAATCGGTCAAATGGAAGAAGGCATCAACAAAGAACTTGAGACTAACAAAGTAAAGTATCAACGCTTAATTGCAGACACTAAGACAAACGAGAAATACAACGCACAAGAGAAAGCTAAGATTATAGCGTTATACGCAGACCAACAACGCATAGAAGAATTAAAGCTATATCAAAAGCAAGCAGACGAATTACAAACGTCTATTAAAAACCATGAAGCAAAAGTACTAGAGGAGAAGAAGAAAAGAGAAGACGAGGAGAAAGTACGTTTAGCGGAACAACACAAGCTAGCACTTGAGACTTTAGGAACTGAGCAAAGCAGAGAACTTGCCAAACTAAAAGAGGAGTACGATGCTAAATATCTACTAGCAAAAGACAACTTTGCTTTGATGTACGCATTAACTGAGGAGCAAAAGAAAAAACAAGCGGAGATTAACGAGCGTTACAGACTTGCTGAGATTGAAAAAGAACAAGCATTAAGAGACGCTAAACTATCTTTCGTAGGTCAAACGGTAGAAGGTATTAGCGAACTTGGTAAGATATTCTTAAACGACCAAAAGAAACTTGAGAAGCTGAATAAAGCAATGGCACTTGTTCAAATTGGAATTGATACGGCTAAAGCTATTTCTGCTTTGGTTGCATCGTCTCAAGCTAACCCATTGAATGCGGTTACTTTCGGTAGTGCTGGGCTTGCTCAATATGCTAGTGGTATCGTTCAGATTATTACTAACATTGCAAAGGCTAAAGCGTTACTATCAAATCCTAGTGCAACACCAAGCGCAAGCGGTAGCGGTGGTGCTTCGACTTCTGCTCAAGCGGTAGCACCTCAGTTTAATATGTTCGGTAGTGCGGGAGATGCTAATACAATCAATGCAAGCGGACAACCTAATAACCAAAACATAACGGTAACGGCAGTAGTATCTGAGACTGAAATAACAAGCACACAGAACAGAGTTAATCAAATCAAAGAAAGCGCAAGTTTATAATGGCTACATTTAAAGTAAAATACGCAACACGAAATAAACTAGCAAAGGCTCTACAACAAGAGATACGGGCATTAGGTTTAGTTGATACGGGCGCACTATATGATAGTGTTAGAATTTCCGCAATGACAGGAGACGAACTAAATAGAATCAACATAACGGTTAACGTGTTGTATTACTACTTCTTTCTTGATGAAGGTACGATATACATAGCACCACAAAACATCACGGATAAATGGTTGGCATCTTCACGAGTTCAAAGTATTATTAGCGAGGTAGTACAAGAGTACATCTCTTGGCAATTTGAGAAATACCCACTTTTAGAAATGGCTAAGATACTAAACAACCCAAAGGCGTTTGTCAACTTCAATTGGATAGATGAGCAAGAACTTAGTTTTGATATACCGCAAAGAAACGTACAAGTTTAACTTTCTGTGTCTTTCTTCATGGACAACATATTAAAGGCAAAGATAACATTCATATCTAAAACCTTTTCCATGTTGCTTACATTCTCGTTTGCTAGTATATAGATAGTCTTTTCCCATGACCATTTAGAAAGTCGCATTTCTGCTTCTAGTTCTTTTCTATCTTCTGGCTCAACTTCTTCTAGTTCGTCTTCGGTTATTGGTTCATCAAATAGATTAGAGTAGGTATTTAAGAAGTTCTCACGCCATTCTAGGTAAGATGTGATAACACCATAGACCGAGTTGATAGAAATGTCTGTAAATTGATTTTCTCTATCTTCTAAATCGTAAGCGTGTGGTTCGTATTCTAATACTCCCCATTGATTTACTAAAGTTCTTTTGTAGATTATAGAACAAATAGCGGGTAAGTTTTCAATATAGTCTTTAGTTATGTAGTGTTCAACATCTATAAACTCCCCAACTTTTAACTTATTGAATGGTTTAAATGTTAGGTCTTGTATTTTGGTAGCGTATCGCTTGCTTGGTTCGGATTGTATAAACGTAACTTTGTCTACAATTTCTGTAAACTCGTCATAATCTAAATCTTCGATGTCCTCAGTAGGTAAATCAGCAAGAACCCCTAAGAGTTCAAGCTGACTTTCAAAGTTAGTAGTGCCGTTTAGAATCTTACTTACTTCGATATACTGAGATACCGTTACATCATTCCACGATTTCGGCAGGTTCATCTTTTCGATTAGTTAATTTCTTAGAAACAAAAACAACATAAGGGACAACCAACTCTGCGCTTAAGTCTTTAAACAACTTTTCTTTGTGTTTAAGATGTGCGTTATCGTAGTGTTCAGCATTTGACAAGTCAGTACGTTTAAAGATAATACTCATCAATTTGGCAAAGTAGTTTTGAGCGTTTGAAGTGATAGCCTTCTCAATTAGTTTTAAGTCCTTCACTTTTAATTTAAACTCGTCTTCGAATGCTTGGTAAGTATAACCTTCTACTTCGATTGTTTTAGTCATTTCTAAGTTCGCTTCAATTTTTGAATCATTAAAGTCCTTCACGTACTTAATAAACTCATCAAACTCCATGTCGTTAACTTCTTCAACAGGCACACCTAAATAGATAAATACATCTGCCCAACTTTCAAACTTATCTAGTTCCTCATTGTTAAGAATTGCGCTAACCTTTTCAAATTCTGTGATAGTTAACTCTTTAATGTCTTGCTTAATTTCGTAATCTCTAATTTTTACCATACGTTTTTATTTGCAATAATACAAATTTTTGAACACTTTACAACATCTTTTCAATATAGTTATGGAAAAAGATTTACCAATCTATAAAATAACAATTGACGAGGAATATTCTGAGGGCAACGTTCTAGGGATAGAACAAGTAGCTTTTACTTCTCGACCTGCTATTTTGGTTAAGGGTATGGCTTTTTCTAGCACACAATCATTCGAGTTTAAAGATGAGCCTAAAATGCGTATCGTTGCTCCTGCTATGATACCTATGGACATCTACCGAAATGATGATGGCGAAGAGTATTATGTTCAGTTTAGCGAAGCAGAGATAGAGAATATCTTTAGCGACTTTATGCAGAACCTAAACAATAAAGACCTATTTAACCTTGAGCATGATTCGGGTAAAACAGTTCCTGCGTATATTCTTGAAGCGTGGCTAGTAGAAAACCCACAAGCAGACAAGGCATTTACATCTTATGGTATTGAAGTGCCTAAAGGAACGCTTATGCTAACGGCTCAAGTAACAGATAAAGACTACTATAACCAACTTGTAAGTAGAGGTCAGGTAGGGTTTAGTATTGAAGGATTCTTAGGTCTTAAATTATCGGAATTAAAAACCAAATATAGTATGAAGTTACCAGATGGAGAACATCTCATTGAAGGTAAAGTCTACATCGTAAAAGATGGGGAAGTTATCGAAGTGAAAGATGCGCCTACTGAGGAAGCTGAAATGTCAACAGAAGAAGAGGCGGTAGTCGAAGAAGAAGTTGAAATGGCAGAAGAGGCAGTAGAAGAAGAAGTGGTAAGTGAAGAAGAAGAAGTTGTTGAAGAAGAAGTGGCAATGGCAGTTGATGCTACCGCAGACGCTGAGGCAGTTTTGGCTATCGTTACACCATTATTAGACGAGCGAATCAACGAAGTATTACAATTGATTGCTGAATTAAAAAACATGATACCTTCAGTTGAAAGTGAGCAGGCTGAAGAGGTAGAAATGAAAACAGAATTATCTGCTCACCAACGTTTCACAAAATTCAGAGAAACATTTAAAAAATCTTAAAAAATGGAAAGAAACCTTAAATTCGATTTAGACATCGAAACAAATGCACTTTTATGTGCTAACCCTAACGAGTTCTATTCTCGTGCTTATTTAACAGAAGATTTAGTTGATAACTACCGCACATTGCCTGGTATTAAATCAGAGACTAAATTGGCTAACGTTACTTTTGGTAACATCTTACAAGCATCAACTTGTAACTTCAGCGCACCTACTGATTCATTAGATGCAATTGATATAACTGTTTGTCCTTTGTCTGCAATGGCTCAACTTTGTCAATTCGACTTGGAGCAATCGTTCTTATCTTTGCAAATGGCTAAAGGTTCGAATGGAGACTTTACCGTCCCTGCATTCATGAACTTCTATTGGAATGAAATGTCTTTGAAGATTCAAGAAGATTTGGAGTTGATTAGATGGCAAGGAGATACTGCGAGTGCAGATGACACTTTGGCTTTGTGTGATGGTTACATCAAAAAATTGTTAGCTGATGCGGCAGTAGTTGACGTAGCAAATGTTGCTATTACTTCTGCAAACGTTATCGCTCAATTGACTGCTATCTTGAATGCAGCACCTGCTTCAATCAAACGTAAAAAAGCGGATTTGAGATTCTACGTTTCTTCGAATATTGCTACTGCTTACGAAATTGCGGCGGCTACGGGTAACACTCAAACGTACGTTACTACTCCATTGGCTTTGACTTTCTTAGGAATTAAGTTGGTTGTTGCTGAGGGTATGCCAAACGATACGGCAGTATTAACGTTGAAATCTAACCTTATCTATGCATTCGATGGAGAAGGAGATTCTAAAGCGTTGAAAGCGGTTAACCTTAATGATTCAGTTGCTGAGCCTTACTTGAGAACTCGTGCTAACTTGAAAGTTGGTTTCCACTATACAAACCCAACAGAAATCGTTCTTTACTCATAAGAACTAATTAATTAACTAGAAAGGGTGGTGCAATATACACCGCCCTTTTTTAATACAAAATAAAATGGCTTGTACAACATTAGAAAATATCGCAAAAGGATGTGATGGTAATCTAGGTGGTATTGTTGCAGTCTATATTAACGACCAAGCAAACGTAACTGCGGTTACAGAAGTAGATGCTACATGGTTGGTTACTGCGATTACTGCAACACCTGATTACGAAGTATTTGAGTTCCGTAGAAATACAGGAAACTATACAGAAGATTCAACTATTGACTTGGTTAATGGTTCGTCTTTTGTTACTGCAACAATCAACTTGATGTTCTCACGTAGAGAAGCGTCTGTATCTCGTGCAATTAAAATCTTAGGAGAAGGACAAAGAGATTTATCTGTAATCGTTAAAGATGCAAATGGTAAATATTGGTACTTCCCTTATGCACAAGTAAGCGCAACGGGTGAAGGCTCAGGAACTGCTAAAGCTGACGGTTCTAAATACTCTGTTACTCTTGTGGCCGAAAATCCATACTTAGCGAAAGAGGTAGATTCTACAATTATTCCCGCTTTGATTGGCGCATAATTAGACACTTAGTAAATAAGAAGCCCTCATCTTAATTGGTGGGGGTTTTCTTTTTAAACAACTTTTATTTTTTAATCAATATAGTTATGATTTATATTGATAAGGATACAATCAACACTTTTGTTTTAACGCTCAAAGAAGATACAACTATCTCAGAGCCTATCTATTTATTTGTATTTCAAAATGAGTACGATTTAGATTCAGATAAAATATATTGGATAGGAACGGACACAAGTACATATAAAGACAGATACAACCTATTCACACTTGAAGAGGGAGTTGATGTAACATTTGTGAAAGGTCAGTATGTTTATAAAGTGTACGAAAGTGAAACTATACCAGAAGATGAAACGGGTTTAACACTTGTAGAAGAAGGTCGAATGGTTGTAGCAGGAGAGATTATTAATTCAATTTACGAATAATGAAGTTTTTTGGTTTTAACATCGGTAGTTCTAAGACTATCGAATCAGTAGAAACAAGCGGTTATCAGGCGTTCTCTACTCCGTTCTTAAAAGTAGGTAGTGGAAATCTGTCTTTGCCTTATGTAAACGGTAGACAACAAGTAAACGGTAGAATTAGATTTGGGGAAGATGACTTATACCCTCAAATGATTAACCAACTTTACTATACTTCTCCGTTACATTCGTCTATTGTTGACTTTAAAACAAATGCATCTATTGGTGGTGGTTATGATATCAAGATTAAAGACTTAACGGCAGTTGAAAAAGTAGATGTTTACGCATTTGAAAAGAGATTGAACCTAAAGAAATCAATCAATAAGATTACAAAAGACTTAATTTTACACAATAGAGTTTATTTCTTGTTGCGATTTAACCAAAGTGGCGACCTTGTTAAAGTATCTCATTTAGGAGCAGAGAAAGTACGCAAGGATAAGTACGGAGAAAACTACTTTATTTGTGATGATTGGTGGAGCCAAATAGATATTAAGACTATTAAGCCTTATTCTAAAGGTTGTAAAGACATCGAACAACTTTATGTTTACGAAAACTTGCAAGTTGGGCAAGATATTTACCCATTACCAAGCTATACAAGTGCGTTTAATTGGGCTTTCTTAGATGGTGAGATGTCATATTTACAAAAGTCTAACATATTAAACTCTATCTTCCCTTCATTTGCTATGATGTTTCCTAAGAAGCCACAATCTGACGAGGAGAAAAAGGCTATTAAGGACACAATGGAACGAGCAAAGGGAGCGCAAAATGCGGGTAAAGGTGTCGCATTCTTTGCTAATAACAAGGAAAGTTTACCAACTATTGAAAGCATACCTACAAATAACTTAGATAACGTCTTTCAAGTAACTACTGAGAGCATTGATTCTAAGATTTGCCAAGCGCATACTATCGACCCTATCTTAATGGGTATTAGAGTAAGTGGTAAACTAGGAAGCGGAAGCGACATAAAGCAAGCCTATGTAATCTTTGAGAAGAATACTATTATTCCTTTGCGTGAGACCGTTCAAGATATTGTAAACGACTTATTCGACATTGCAAAAGTTAAAGCACGAGTTGAAATCAACAACTTCCAAATTGTAAACGAGACAATCGTAGAAGTAGAAGAAAATGTATCAAGAATTTCAGACGTTATAAATTCGGTTAATCCTGCTTTAGCTTCCAAGATTATTGATTCAATGACGCAAGACGAGTTAAGAGAATTGATAGGACTTAAACCACTTCAAACACAAGAACTATGATTTACTTTATCACAGAGACATACTTAAAGAATCAAACACCAATAACGGCAAACGTTGATGTGACAGATGTTACGCCGTTTATACGTACACAGAGCGAGATGCGAGTGCAACCGATTCTTGGCACTTATTTTTACAAGGATATACTAGCTAAATACAACGCTCAAACGTTATCAGCAGACGAGCAGATTTTAGTTAGTTACATTCAACCCGTTGTAGCGTGGAGAAGTGCAGAAGATGCGGTGTTTGGACTAAGCTATCAACTTAAAAACAAAGGATTGCAAACGCAATTTGGCGACAACTCGAATGCGGTAAGTATTCAAGAGGTTAATTTCGGACAAGACCACTACGCACAAAAGGCTAGTTTCTACGAAGCACGATTATCTAACTACTTAAAAGATAATAAAGATTTGTTTCCAGAGTTTACAAGCGACTTAAACAAGGATAGCGACATCAAACCGTTAAAGACTTTAGATAGTGGTTATACTGATTCAATAATGTTTTTCTAATGACTAGCTACAAAGGATTATTAAATAAGATTGAAGCGTTTTGTAATGCTCACTTACAGATTAAAAAGTACGGAGGCGAGTTTAAAGAACAGATGCCAAACTTTAGTACTGAAGACGAGAAGTACCCTATTGTTTATGTTGTGCCTACTAGCGACTTAAGCGACTTAAATACTAACCAATTTACACTAGATGTTTATTGTGTTGATATTATACAAAAAGACCGAGCAAACATAAACACGATTGTAAGCGATTGCAACTTAATCGTAAATGATTTGTATCTATACTTTTTAGATGGTAACGATTTAAGCATTGATGTAATAGGCGCAAGTAGTGGAAACCCTTTAAATAATTTTGATTTAGATTATAGTGCAGGGTGGGTAAAGTCAATTACGTTTGAAGTACAAGCGTATAGTGTTTGTGCGATTCCAATGAATCCAATAAGTCCTAATCCTCCTCTTGTTTGCGATAACGCAGTACAAATAATTGAAGATATAGAAGGAAACGAACTATATAATAATTCTATTCCAAGCGGTGCAACTGAAACACAAGTTATTACGAATAGTACAGCGGTTTTAAAAGATACACTAGGAACAACGATAAGTACAACGTCTATACTAGCAGAGGGGAGTGAAGATATAGTAGCACCTGACGCAACCTATCTAGTAGAATACGTTAACGGAACAGATATACAAAGCGGTTCGATTGTGAGTGGTGGAAGCGTTACAGTTCAAGTTCCTAATCCTGTTACGTGTGAAGATGCTACTGTAAATGTAAACGGTGCATTTTGGGATAGCGTACCAAGTGGTGGAACTGAAAATGTTATTGTACGTCAATCTTCAGGTTCAACACAAGTAGGTTCGATACAAGGTCAATATTTTAGAATAGCAGACTCAACGGCAGTACTCAAAACAACGGGCGGTACTACAATTTCTACAACTTCAATTAAAGCCGAAGCTAGTCAAAACATAGTAGCACCAAACACTACGATAGAAGTAAACGGAACAACTGAGGGAACTGTTGTAGCTGGAGCAACTGTTGACATTCAATTAAGCAATCCTAGCGGAACAGTAACACCAACATCAGTTACTCAAGTAGGTAATGATTTACAAGTTGTTCTTCCTGCTTCAGCATCGCCAACTTATTCAAGTGCCGAGTTAACAAGAACAGGTCAAACTACAAGCTACGCAACGGGTGACGATGGTGATTTAGAAAAAGGGCGTGGGGGTTCTTTCTTCTTGCTTCCTTCAAATAGTCCATTTGGAAATACAAACAGATTCACAAGCGATAACTTCAGCGCACAAACAACCTATACAAATAACATCGTAATAGATTGGAGTACATACAACGGCACTACGGTACTAGGGTACAAGCGTACAATTATGGCAACTGCCAATTGGGCGACACAAGTAGCTAACTGTTTAGCTTTATCATTCGGTGGTTATACAAGCGGTTGGAGATTATGCAACGTGCAAGAATATCAAAACATTGCTAACTACTCGCTAAGTCAAACGTTCAACTATGCGCCTTTTAACTTATCAACAACAAGTTATCAGCATACAAGTACAACAGACCCAGGAAATACAAATTCAGCATTGAAATTCTATAACCCAGGCGGTTGGTGTTTAGGTGATTCAAAACTAAATAGCGCAACTGCAATAGCTTGTAGAACATTCACAGTAACAGGAACAACACTATCATAATATGAAAATCAAACTAGAAAACTTTTCCGCTACAATAGATATTGAAAGCGTTGAAATAACAAGCGTAAACGATAACGTAAAGGC